GGCCGACGGCTATTTCGGAAGGATTAAGATTTAATTGTTGCATGACTTTTTTATTTCAAAAGTCACGATTTGAAGGGGAAAAGGAAAGGACAAAAAAGCCCTGCATTACTGCAGGGCCACCTTAGAAAATTAATTATAATTCAATCGTTGCTATCTTCCGGAAAGAACCTATCCCGGATGGCATCGTTTATATTCCTTTCCCGCTGGATGTCGTGCAGTGCTTTCTGTGAATCCACACTTGTCTTGGTTCCGGATATCGCATCAGAATATAGTGCTGCATCTACTTCGAAATCTCCGGCATCGAACCCCGATCGGTAAGCCTGGTATTCTTCAGTGCCAGGAGTAGTCAGCCGGGACTTTATATTCTCTATATCCAGATCCTGATCTTTCGCCTGCAGGATATTCAATATTTTACTTAGCGGATATTTCAGGCGTCCGCATTCACTGATCACTTCCAGAATAGTCATATCCGGCAGTGATTTTCTCTGAGGCGTATCGGGAGTGTTGTTTTCATTGGTCATAGTGAGCCTCCTTTCTCACTGATAGACTGCACATATGTAAGTCCATTGTGATAATAAGTAATTTGGAATGATTGTTTCTGTCCGGTGCGGATAAATTGTGCACCTAATACTTTTGCCTTTTGCGACAAACCGGAAAATAAACCGGTTGATTTTGTTTTTTTCATAATTCACTGATTTCTTAAGCATTAAAAAACAGTCACACTACCTGTTGCTTAAGATCTCAGAGAGGTATCCGCCAAGGTCATTACAACACATGGCACAGGGTGTGACCGTATATTATTATACTTTAAATGTACAGACGTAAAAAAAGCCGAACACTTCCGGCAACATCTGTTACCTCTCAATAAAAATCTTAAGCATTGCAAATATGGGAATATTTTTTGAGATAAGCAAAAAAAGTGTTCAAACTTAATTTAGTTCAACTCAAGTTCCTTATTCCAATTGTGAGAAAATTTATAATATCGGCAACTATAGTTCGCAAAAAAGTGAACATTGTAAAAATAATTATTATCTTTGTGTATAATTTGAACGGTATGATCGTAACCTTTGAGAAAGAATATTTACAGGAGTTGTACGAGACAGGAAAGACAACAGATAAGAAGCGCCGGTTTCAGCCGGAGATAACAACAAAGTATATACAGCGAATCAAAATACTTGAAAAAGCTGATAGAATTGAAGATTTGTTTGTTTTCAACTCCCTGCATTATGAAGCGTTGCAGGGTAATAAGCTGGGCATTTTATCTATCCGGGTAAATCTTCAATACCGTATCGAATTTACCGTAAATGAAGAAGAAAGCGGGGAAACTATTATAACCGTATGCAATATATTAGAATTATCGAATCACTATAAATAATACAGATATGATAAAATTAAAGGGTGTTGACCCTCAAATGATAGCAAATAACCTTACCCCCTTTAAGCCGACCCATCCAGGCGAGGTGCTCAAAGATGAAATAGAAAGCCGGGGAATTTCCCAGAGGAAATTATCTAAACAAATAGGATATTCCTATACAGTTCTCAACGAAATACTGAATTGTAAAAGGGTTGTAAATACAGAATTTGCACTACTTATAGAGGCGGCACTGGGTATAGACGCAAAGATACTTATACGGCTGCAAAATGATTATAATCTTCAGGTAGCCCGGAAAGATAAAAAGCTAATCGACCGCTTCAATGCAATCCGTAAAGCTTGCGCGGCGCTTTAACTATCCAGATACAGCTTAATTGTCCTGAAGATAGCTTCACTCACCATTACGTTGTCTTCCTTGTCGATGGAGAAGGCTAACTTTTCCAGAAGTAAAGGTTGGTTTTCGAGCATATAGATATTATCGAAACGGAAATTCATCGCATCTTGTATAGTGAGGCGTAGGGGTAGTTTTACCTCGTTGAACGAATCGCGGATGACGGCGGCGTATTTGGCCCAGAATTTATCGTATAGACCATTCAGTCCGCCGAATATAAGGTTGAATCCCCCGGGAAGTGCGTTACCATTAGAGTCATACCTGAAAATATTTCCGTATACTCGCCTTGAATCTTCATTTCCTTCCGGATGACGTCCCCTATAAAAAGCTGTCATGATAAGACATTTCTCAGTCTCTTTATTATTATTTACCTCTTTGTCCGGATCAGATCCGGAATTATTCAATGCTATCAGTATTGTATTCATATGCCGTCGGCGTCCTATATACGGCATACGGTAATTAGTGCCTATGTGAAGCATTGTATCGATACGGAAATAACGAACGAATACGTCGAGATAGGCAATATAATCCCGCTTACTGTCTTTCGTATCATAATCGTCGTCTATGGATTCGGGTTTGTCGATGTAAAAATCGAAGAGATACTGTGAATGATATTTCCATTGCGGACTTTCGCCTGAACGATACTCCCATATCTGGCCATAACTTTGTATAAAGTAATACCCGTCGAAAGAGGCCTGAGAGAAACTCGCTACATGATATAAAACATCCAGATCCGACTGGAATTTATTAAACGTATCATAATTAACCTCTGAAAATTCTATAGAACGGTTATTCGTGAGCTTTATCATTTTAGAATCCGAAAGATTTATAACCGGCACGTCGCTTATCTTATCGTCGAGTACTTTATAGTCCTTATTATCGAGTATATCTTTCCAGAACCTTACTTCCACATACTTATGATCGGGAGTAATAAAAAATTCGCATCCATAATCGGTACGCACCGACTGCAGGTAGTCGTTGATCTTTACTGACGGCACCAGCTGCGAATACTTTAATTGTGCCTTGGTAATAGCATCGGCGGTATTGTTCAGCAGGGCTATTTTCTTCATCTCCGGATCGGTGTCGAATATCGATTCGCGCAGCTCATAACCGAAGTATTCGAATATGCGCCGCAATACATATGATTGTTTTAAAAATGGGGTAATGGCATATCCTTTCAATGTTTTAGTAAATTTGTCTCCATCATAATATTGACGCTCTATACGTCCGCACAGCTTGAAGTAGGCCTTGCCGTTCATATCCGTATCCATATCACTAGGCTGGGGATTCAGCGCTGAATATTGTTCGTTCAGTACCTGATAGAAAGTATATTTTGTAGTACCTTCGGAATTGGTGATATCCTGATCGAAATGGTCCGTCGCTACCGGGAACAGATAAAAGTCGTCCTCTATATTGCCTACCATCACCAACTCCATGTATTTGATCATCATGTCCAGTTCGTCGGCGAATGTGCCGTCTACATGGAAGTCTGAGGCCGGACGTGTGATATCGAAAGCCTGTGACATATCTGTTTCCTTCATCCGGGCATACATGGGCGATTCGTCCAGGTAGACGGCACCTTCCAACTCCTTACTGCCGGATCCGATACGCAGCAAACCCTGTTTCTGATATATTCCTGCTTCGACCAACACATCCCGGGTACGCTTGTATTTATACAGAGATTGTAAGTTAATATCTCCCATACTGCGTACATTAGCAGGCGTACGTGGCAGGGTAAGCGGCAGCGACATCGAGCCCTGTTCCTTCAGCATCGGGTTGTTCAGTGTGATATTCAGCTTTGTATCCGGCTTCATATCTAATATGGCGCCGGTATCTTTTAGTCGGATGTGCATAATATTTAATGTGCCAATTATTTAATGTGTCGATGTGCCAATGTTTTTTGTTGCTTTGCGCCAATTGGCATATTGGCACATCATTTCATTGGCATATTGGACTAATATTTATTGCCGAAATTTTCGTAATCGGTCATTTTTAGCTCTGTAGACTTTAAGTCCTGATAATTAATTTCGGCTTTCAAGCGGTTATTCTTTATGAAAGTGTATATCTCCATCAAGATGTCTCGGTTATCGGATCCGGCTGCCGCTGATCCGGAACGTACGGAAGGTGCATCCGGATCGTTGAATCCTCCATCAGCAAGGCCTGCAGGTATCGGGTTGCTGTTGGTACGTTGCCGGCGAATACCCTCAATGGCATACACCATCTTGGTGACTGCGGGAATCTTCATTTCAGGCTGCGCAATAACATATTCCCCGGCATGATACGTTACGCCGTTGGGGAATGTTCCCTTTACCTGGTAGCGTCCTCCGGGACCAGTATAACCACCGTCAGTTCCGGGGCCTTCATTATTGAACCCACCATCGGCAAGGCCGGGTGTATTGACGCGTTGGTATTTAGTTGTATCTTGATTTGTTGATGAATCGGATCCTTTAGTCGTAGGTTTCTTTATCAATCCTTTCACAGCAGCAAATGCCAAATTGATAGCTAAAGCGGCCGCGGCGCCAGTCGCGATACCTACGATACCCTTACTGCCTATTTCCTTGGCTATTGCTTCGGCTGTAGCCAGTAAAACAACCTGACGGAGCGTATCGAGCGCCAGCATCAGCATATTGTATTGGAATTCAGCAGTAGATGATTCGGCGTCCTGCATGTGGGCCGTAAGTATTTCGCCAGACTGCTCAGCAAAAGAATTAGCTATGCTGATGTAAGCCCTTTGCTTGCGTTCAGCTTCAGCTTCCGCCTCCGCGGCAGCCCTGAAGGTGTCTTCCTGTTGCTGCTTCCAGGCTTTACCGAAAGCATTCAAATTGTTTATACCCTTCTCCAGTGTTTTCTCCGATAATTCCTGTTCCGCGTCTGATGTTCTATTTCGGATTGTATCCATTTCATCTTGAAAAAGTTTCTCTTCCTCGAGCATCTTTTCGTGGAATTTGATTTTATATTCCAGGATCAGGCTAAGGACCTGCTGTTGCTTAGCGGGTTCCAGATCGTAGATTTCAAACCTACGGGAGAGGGCTTCGAGTTCGAGCCGTTCCAGTTCTTTCTGATGCTGGTCGCGCGAAAGCGTTTCATCCAGCCTTTGTTGGGCAAGTTTGTTTTTTTCGCGGATAATATAATCGTCAAGATCTCTCAGCTGTTGCTCCAGGGCTTTTTTCTTTTCGTCGGCCTCTTTCTTCTGAGAGGAAGCAGCGGCGGTCGTATTTGTTCCGTATTTTTCGTTATATATTTGTTTCGCTATCTGGAGATATTCGCTGGCCGCATTCTTTTCATCTTTAATCCAGGCATCAAGCGCCTCTTTGTTCATCGCCCTGAACTTATTACGGGATTCTACTACGTTTTGCTGGGTAAGAAGTTCTTTTTCCGCAGTCGTCCCATTCATATAATCAATTTGCGCATTTGTATCCAGGACTAAACCCTTTACTTCCGCGTAGCGTTTGCGCAATTTAACGATTTCGTCATCTGACAAAGGCATATACTGCATATATGCTGCACCCCCACCCATATAACCAGTAGTATTTTGTTGCGATTTGTATAAAGTCTCTCCTTTATTTAGTTTATCAATTTGTTTTTGCAACGCTTCAAATTCACGTACATATTTTACTAATTCTGAACTTTTCTCCTTTATCTTATCTTCATACATCAGTGACAGCCTTATTTTCTCGGCCTTGATAAAGTCATAAACTTTTTGGGTATTGATGGATATGGCATTGCCATATTTATCCCATTCAGTGACAGCTATAGGTAGTATTTCCGAAACTTTTTGCAGGATAGTATCCAATTCTTTATGCTCATCCTTCGAAAGCGAAGATTTGCTTTTCAATTCATCATAACGCGCCAATAAAGGCTTTATGTTAACTTCCAAATCGGCTACTGTGGATATCTGGTCATCGAATTGCTGTGTCAGAGTCCGCGTATCGCCGATTAGCTCCGTAATTCCATCAGCTATATTACCCGATATTTCATCCCATATACTGCCTAATTTTTGAAAAGCCTGTCCTACTTTGAGCTGTGCGTTCTCCCATTTTACCCCGGCTTGAGCAGCTTTGTCCGCACTTGTCAGAGCAGTATCTCCCTGCTCTTTTAGCCTCTCATTGACAATATTAAGGACAGCGGTTGTAAAATCTCCGGTTTTTTTCACTTCCGCTTGTACTTTAGACGCAGATATTCCCAGATTATCAAGTATCATCGTTGATTTTCGTCCAAGGCCGTCTACAATAGAATCAGCCATGTAATCTACATCTGTTTTCATCTTTCCGGCCTGTATCTGGGCAAATTTCATAAGATTCGCCATCTTCTCAATACCAATACCCATCTCATTTGCGCGAACAGTCTTTTCCATCAATTTCAGATCGCTGATAGTATTTCTGGTTGCGCTACGCATCTCGTCCAGGTGATATTTACTGTTATTGAGTTTGCTAAAAGCTATAACAACCCCTTCGGCGCCTTTGGCCATACCGATACCGGTCTTTATCCATTCTATACCGGCAGAAACAAACTCTTTTATTTTATCTACAGCCTTAGTCATCATATTCCCGGCGAATACTTGCAAGGCGCCTTTCATACCAATTTCTGCTTCTTTGGAACTCTTCTTTAGTTCACCCATACGGTTTTTTACTGCGGTCAGTTCCTTATCAAGCGCCTGGTATACTTCCGGGTGAGTACCTTCAGATGTGTCATCCAGTTGTTTTTCCAATTCTTTTGCCCGCTGTTTCAACTGCTTCATGGTCATATCCTCCAGCCTGAGGGTCTTAACCATTTCTTTTGCCTTGGCATCGTTCTCCTCAATGGCTTTCTTATTATCCCTGATGCGCTTTGTATAATCGGCTATATCACTAGCTGCTGATCTATAAGTAGCTTCCGCCTCCCTGAATGCGTCGCTATCCTCCTTGCCGGCAGCGGCCAATTTTTTCATTTCCTTTTCAGCATCGGACATCTGTTTGGTTGCGAGTTTCAGTTCTGCTTCCAGTTTCTTATTATCATCGGTTAGTTGCTGTACAACCGAAGATATACTTGTCAGCTCCGACTGTACTCCTTTCGCATCCAGCGACAGGATCCACCTTATCTGGTCGTCTTTTAATTTTGCCATACTTCTATTTTTTATATTTTTCAAATGCATCCCGTAGAGCATCGCCTACAAAGTCGGCTAATTCCTTACCATAGCCGTAGCGTATATCCCGTAGGGCATTGTTGTAAAGAATACCCCAGATCTGCCGGTTATAAAGTTTCCAGTTACCCAGACGTTTCATATCCAAAAAACGGATATATATAGGATATACGGCAGCCATATTGAACTGTTCGCCTTGAGACTGCAAGTAATATTCGGGGCTGGACAGCGAGTCTTGGAGCCGTCCGGTTCTTCTCTGCAATCCTTTCTTTCGCTTGGATGCTTTCAAGTCTTTTCCTGACAGGTATATCCGTTGGGAGACTGCCAACTGTTGCGCCCTGAATATATTCCGGACATCACGTTCTAAAACCTGCCGGACAAATTCATCCTGAACAATATTTCCACTCCAGATGATCATAATGTTGTTAATGTGCAATTATATAATATGCTGATATGCCAATGAAATACTTTTCGCTCTGCGCTATTGGCACATTGGCATATCTACTCATTAGCTAATTATTTTTAATTTCTTCACCATTTCCAGCAATCCTTCCCTGCGCGACCCGGTCAGATTATCGACTAGTCCGGTCTCTGTATGGAATACGATTTCCTGGTTCCTGAATTTTGCTATGTCCATACCATCGAATAGCTGAAAGAATACAGCGATAAGTCCGGACGGAACGGAAGCGGAGCTCCAGCCATAAATCCGGATCTTACCCTGGTCAGCGAGCGGATAAAAATAGGTACTGCTGGTACATGACATGATACGGGTGGCAGGAAGCCGCAGGCGTTCCGGCAATATGGGAAACTCTATCCGGGATTCCAGATCGATCAGATATTGGAATCGTTCCTGCCAGGAATCCATTGCGTTGAACATCTCTATAAATTGTTGCTGCCGGTTCATATTAGTCAAGGTTTGTTTCTTCATAGTCAAAAATAGCCATCCATCCGGAGTGTCCATAAAACAGTGATTCCTCGATAGGGAATATCTCTGCCGGGAAATTAATCAGTTTCGTATTGCCACAAAAATCGAGGGCGCCCTGGTCGGCCTCCATCGTGTCGAGTATTGCCGTCAGCGCATCGAATGTTTCCGAGGCCAGAAGTGTTTCGTTCAGGTTGTCATTGTTGGCGATTGAATACGGATAAGCGACATATACCGCCAGTTTCTGCTTCGTACCCAACCGGACAACGGGATTATACGACAATGCGCCATATTCGACATACAGGACGATATTGTCATTGCCCCGTATTTTGTCCGAAACGAACTTTTCGTTCATTGAAAACACATAATTCGATATGCCGGGTATCACTTTCGTATCGGGCGAATTCAGCATTTCCGCGACTATTTCCGCATATCCCGGACGCCTGGAACCGTCAGGATTCGCCAGTATGCCCTGAAGCGCCTCTTTCTTCACAAACAGGGCAAAATATTTGAACAGGTTCAAGTGTAACTCTTTTGTCATGCGTTAATCAGTTTATTGATGTTAGTAATACTGATATTTGTTTTTTTAGCCAGTTCTTCTATTTTGACTCCGGATGCAATGGCAGACGACAGGTTTTTCTTCAGGATGACCAGCTGGGCATCGAAGAAATTATTTACCGTATCGTTTTCGTTATACCCCTGGCTGGAAATCATCAATACCGTTTCGTTCATTCCAATACGGACAGCGTCATCGGCGTCCGTCTCGCCACTTCCGGATGAACCGAACAGGATGGAATAATACGGGTGTGTGACATAATACTCTACGATTCCGGCGAACCAGCAGATAATACCGAGCTTGACAGTCATGGGAACTTTGGACAATTCCGGACGTTCAAGTACCATATTCTCATTGTAGTTACCGGATGCCGGATACAGGATGGAAATGATCTTATCTACACACCGGGCTTTTACATCCGCGCCTGTATCGGAACTGTAAAGTGAGTAGATATCAAAGCAGTCGGAGAACTCGCGGCCGGTTATATTTGTGAATGGGCTGATATCCCTGATAAATTTTTTTGCCGTGTATTTTTTTCTGCCGACGCTGATTTCTGGAAATGGATTGCTCCGGAAGATGTTATTGATCCGTAGCGTAGAGTCTTCCATATTGAATGCGAAGTCGAGCATTTCGGAGAGCTTCAACAAATTGTAGTTGATGATATCCCGGTCGTAGCGCTCAGGTTTATGAGCCTGGTACCATACACTCCAGTATGCCGGGAACCGTATATGTCCGAGTCTGATCAGATACCATAGAGCCACAAACGGAACAGCTATGTACAGTAATATATGCCGTATCAGACAGGGCGCAATGCCCCACGACGGTTTATAGCCAGTCAGGTGGATAAGCATCCGGATACTGAATAATTCCGGTGACAGGCGATGCCCGATAACATCATGCAAGAGACCAAATGCATACAGACGCTGCTTATGTGTCAGTTCGTCCCACGACTCCGGAAGTAAGAGAATCCCTTTATTTAATTCGATTTTTTTCATCAGCTAAAATAAAATTTATCCTTATCGCTAATATCCGGCTGTGTAAAGCGGGGAGCGTCGGAAGTTTCCTTCCGGTTGTTTTTTATGGCGTCTTTCTTCAGCTTCACGTCCCAATCTGTCCAGTAGGCAGTGGCTTTGCGGGCATATATGCCGGCTACTTTTTCGCGGATATAAGTATCTGCCTGGGCATTGTGGTTTTTTCCCATTTCATTGCTGATATCCCTGCGGATGGGTTCCGGCAGTTCCATATAAGCCAGCCGTGTGCAGGCACGGGCCATTACATCGTAGCACAGGGCGCGGGCGTTGTAGTCATCTTTGGCTGCCGGCCTTGGCATGCGCGACTCCACACACTCCATCCATACCTCCCTGATCAGCGAGCGCACAGCGATAATAAAGTACAAATCTGATACGCCCACCCATTTCTCAAAGTCCGACACATCGATAGGGATATCGCTGTTAGTATCCGGGGTCCAGCCGGGGAAGTCATCTTTATTGTCATTCAGGTAGCCGACAAGAAGGTTTATCCAGAACCAGCCCGTGGTGATCAGATTGTCCGACAGCTGGTCCTGCTGGTATTTGAATACAGTAGTTTCGTCATCGTTTTTTTTGACAGTCACGCCATCATTCCCAATACGGGTGATCAGGAATATCAAATGCTGGTATATAGTAAAATGAGCCACGGCACGCCGCAGGTAATCGAGCACCGCGGCGCCTTTTTCTTCGTCGGCAGATGCCGTACCATCGCACAGTGCGTCGAAAAACGAACGTGTAAATATACCATACAGGGATACAGCCGCCTTGCACATGGAGCTCTCGATATTGCGTGGATCCAGCGTCACATTGACGCCTGATATCACTTTCTTGAATTCGGTGGCGAAGGCCTGCTGATTGGATGTATTGAAGGGAAGTTTGATCATGTTTTTAATTTATAAATTTGAAAATTAGTATATTAGCAAATGATGTTGCCGCTTCGCACCAATTAGCACATTGGCATATTTTCACATTGACTAATTGGCTTCCGGTGTCGCATTCCCTGCCGGGCGTTCGCTCGGGGTTGTATCCTGGAGCTTGGACGGGATATCTATCCAGAAACCCCATTTGATGCCCAGAGCTTTCGCTTGCGGGAAATTGAGATGCATCGCCCTGTTGTATTCTTTCAGGATAAAGTATTCGTCGAGTGTCAGCTGCAGCACATACATCAGGTAGTTATACCAGGCTTCATTACCCGAACGATTCGTCAGCCCGGAATGATCGACGTTGGTGATGGATCCGGAGATACCAAGACTCATCAGGATACTTTTGATACTGCTTTCATCATATTTGTCCACCGTATCGAAAAACTCTTTAAACTTTCCGGGGAACTCCTTAAATTCCCATCCTTCCTCTCCCCATTTGATTGTAGCGTAAAGTTTACCCTGGTTCTTCCCTTCGCCCGTCATTACCTCCGTAATCTTGGTCAACTCGGCCTTGATCAGCTGGTCCATCATACCTTCATAGAATGCAAGCGGACGCCCTTTCTTATCCACCAGTTTCACTCCTTTATACTCGGTCTGGAGAATATTATTGTCAAGATCGGACGGTGCAATATTCTCCGCACAGATGCCCTGTAATATCTCCCTGTGCTTTTCATACCAACTTCCTGGGATGATAGCGTGCACATGGTTATTGAGCGCATTGCGCAGATAGCTGTTCCGGTATTTCGGCGCCAGCTTACAGGCCTTGAGGTACTCCCTGATGCCGGCGAACCAGTCGTTATAAGCGTAGGTCCACTTAGTGAAGGTCTTATCCGAATTGAAGGCTATGGCTGTCGGATACCTGAAGGGTTCTTTCGCAGAGAAACGGTGAAAGACATCATAATCTGTGCCTGTGATGTTCATCCAGTCGCCGACAATGATGTGGCGGCAGTCTTCGTTTTTGATCCGTCTGTTCAGCGGGATATTTTGGGCTGCAAGACGTGCTTCGTCCGAACCTATATACTTGAGCGCGTCGACGGGCATACTGCCGTTTATGCGCCGGGACTTGGCAAAGCAATACTGCGTGACGCATGTTTTGACGTGGTAATAGTCGTTCATGATATTTTTCAGGTACTCCCACGAATGTGGATATCCTTTTTCTTCCCAGGAGTCGGCCCAGTCGGTGATGGCTTTCGACAGGCTGTCGTCGACAGGTACCCGGATGCGCTTCAGGTTTTCCCCCTCTCCGGTGGTTACCTCCCGGTACAGCCTTGGTCCGCGTCCGAACAGGAAGCGGATCTGCTTGCTTATCAGTGTCGGTAACAGCTTATTTTCACTGATACCGGCAAATACTTCCTGCGGATAGAGGTTGTGCCCCTCGCCCCAGACGGGAACTATATAGCCGTCGGCCAGGTTCAGCGTCATCCGGTCGCTGATGTAGCGGGAGTGTATCGTGCGTGTTTGTTCGAAGAATATATCCTCCCGGTCGGCAAGCCCCTGTACTTCGAATGTCAGCACCCCATTATCTTCGCCCATGGCATATCCGCGGTTACCGCCGAATATTTCTACCTTGGTTGCTGCCTTGCGCTGCTTTACATAGCCTACCGGCTCTCTAACTTTTTTACTCATAAGAACCATTTTACTGTATACCATTCATTGGAAGGTGAAAAACAAACAGCCCGTATTAATTTCTTAAAGCACTGGCGCGGCTCATCCGTATCTTCGTCTGTGAAGTATAGGTAATGGTCGCTGTTTACACTCAGACCTTCGCTCCGTCGTGCCGGACGTATCCGGCAGCCGGGATAAACCCGCACCTGTCCTGTTTTCTCCGGACGGTTTAGATCGCAAGTGATAAACCTGATGCCGAACGTCGCTCCCGGTACCATCTTCTGCCGGCGCATACGCTCGATAGCTTCAGGGCCTGTTATTATCCTTTCCATATGGATACAAAAAAAGCCCGCAAATGCGAGCTGGTAAAGGACAAAAAAGCCCCGCATTGCTGCAGGGCCTCTCATTATAAAATTAGCTTCAATTTACAATCACGGCTTTCGTAATAAGGAATATCGGATTGGTACTGGATCCTTTGTATTGTGCCATAATTATTCAGTTTATTGCAAAATAAACATATTATAGTCGATTATCTACTTTTTAAATTTCCCCGAATGAACTCTTTCTCCATTTTTGTAAATAGTCAGAGCATAGAACCCTTTGGGTAATGTTGATATATCTATATCTTTAGTGCCACCAATATATAACTTGAAATTTCCTTTTTGCATTTTATATGTTCCTAATATATCGAATATCTCATATACATAAGAATTATTTTCTGCCAGATTAGTATATGATACACCTCTCTCTTGTCCTGCACTTTCTGAAACGGTAATAGTGTTATCTGTCAATTTAACTTCAAGTGGAGAAAGCCTATAAGCCTCAAATGGATAGAGAATTGGAGAAAAACGTCCCGTGTTAAGATAAAACATTTGTGACATAGTTCCTTTTCCTGTTTCTATCTCTAATCCTATCTCGGCAGATTCATCGACCATAAGACGTGAAAATTTAATTCTGGAACCATTATTTTCGACTGTGAAACGCGGAGTCATTGAATAATTTACCCAACTATAAACAGGTGTTTTACCTTCGATAATAGCCAATCCTGGATAAGTGATTTCAATTGCCAAGTTCGAAACAGCTGTAGAACCTGCATTCAGATCAAATCCATTTTCATACAGAGGATAACCCGAATGCATTTCGGAGAAGGTTTTTGTCGTATTATTAAATATAAATTTACCATCTATATACTCTGGACTTATGTATATAACTTTAGTATATGTTTTCGTTGACGTCACAGCTGTTATGGTAATGTTTCCCGTGTAATCAAAGTTCGTATTATTCAATAAGCCGGTTGATGAATTGATTGTTATACCAGGAATGTTAGTACAACTCCATGTGGCATTGGAGCCATCCTTGAGCTTGAACCAGAATTTACTTCTGCGGTATAGGTCATTGGGACTGACAATTTCTTTGTAGCCAAGAGCTCTTATTACAGCGGCATAAGCATCTACAAGACCAAAGCCCATTTCATTATTCCAAGTGCCATTCATTTTATTGACAGAATAAGAATAGTCTCCGACTTTTCTACATGTTGACTCTATAATATTACGCACCTCTCGCCATGTCAGTTCTGGATTTATAGATAATATTAATGCCGCAATACCAGCTACATGGGGGCATGCAGCCGATGTCCCGGCAAAAGAGTCTGTATAACCACTAATCGTTGTTGTTGGAATATGAGCACCTGGAGCTACCACATCTAATTCTGTTCCATAGTTCGAAAAATCTGCACGCAGCCCAGTAGGAGTAAGTGCTCCTACTGCAATTACGTCGGCTAAAGAAGCTGGATAAGAAACTGTTGAAGCAGAGTCATTTCCCGATGCAAAAATAACTACTGCCCCCAGCCCATTTCTTCCTAGAGACATAGCGTTCAGCATAGCATTGTTGATAGCTGTTGAATTTGATCCCCCTCCCCATGAATTACTCAGGACATCTGCTTTAGCTGTGTTCCATGCATAATTTATTCCTTGCGTTATCCAAGAATCCTGCGTTATCCAAGATCTTCCATCTGAACCTTTATAAGCTATTCGAACCGGAATCATTTTACAATTAGGAGCAATTCCTACAACCCCTATATTATTATCTACAGCAGCAATAATACCTGCACATGCGGTTCCATGATAGTCTGATTGATTTGGTGCTCCATTGCTATTATTACCTGTAGCATCATAGCCAGATAATAGATTTCCCTGGAGATCAGGATGGTCTAGTCTGACTCCTTCATCTAAAATTGCAACTTTTATATTAGAATTACCCCTTGTTAAATTCCAAGCTGGTTCTACATTTACGTCTATTCCTATTGTGCCTCCTGTTTGTCCAGTATTTCTAAATCCCCACTGCAAAGAATAAAGGGGGTTCTGTAATTTGATTATTTTGTAAAATGAAGGCTCGGCAAAAGAGACAAGACCACTATCCCATATTTTATTGGCTATATCCATTGTTTTAGTTGTGTTGAATTCAATGATATACATATCATATATGGAATCCAATCTAACTACAGAATTTGTTAAATTAAGCTTATTCAATATAATTCTGATGGAAGTCTCTTTAGTTTTCATCAAAACTGTATTAGACAGTGCTTGTAATGTTCCATCTTCAGCCTCAAACATTAGGTTTTCATCTGGTATTGTTTTTTGTAATTTAGAATCAATATTTTCTACAATGATATATTTTTCAAAATTATGTACTACTTTTTGGTTAAGCCGGGTTTGAGAATTTACATTATTCTTCTCTACGAACGACAAATCGTTCCTAAGTTTTAAAACTATTTTTTTGCCATCACCATTATAAAAATAATTTGTTTGTGCTGCCAAAAACAAGCTAAACGTAAAGAATAAGATTACTATCAATTGGATTTTTTTCATAATGTTAAAATATTACTTGTCATTGTTTCGAAATTGATAGTTCAATTGACGATGTTGGTTCCATCTTCTCAATCAGAACAGCTACATGGGTCAAAATTACCATTGCTGGTTGCGGAGTACCCGAACTTTTGTATTTTATTTCAAGCAAATAGTCATTTTGGTTTCTTGTCAATTTCTTAGTAATACTATAACCAGGATCTGGTAGATCAAAACTTGTCATTAACAAAGTGTACTTCTCAAAATCTATTTGAGGTATCTCATTATCTTCACATTCTATATAGTTTAATAAATCCGCTTGAGAATCAATTCTATATATCTTTTGCTTCTCAAATTCAGTCCACTGGCAGGTTTTATCAAGAACGAAATCTTGAAGAGCTACTTTGTTCCAGCCATTATCGTCCGAACATCCATTGCTCAATGATATTAAACTAGAAATACAAATAATAAACAATACTTTTTTTTTCATAATATGATATTTTTTAAGTTAATAAGAGGTGTATTTATTGGATGAAGTAAAGAGTTAAATTAATCGATTAGATAAGGATGGTGTTT